AAAAAAGGTCCTGACAGCATACGCAAGGGCATCGACCTCATGCGGCGGCACAAACTGCACATAAAGGACGACAGCCTAAACGCGCAAAAGGAATTCAGGAACTACAAATGGAAGACCGACAAGGACAACCGCACGCTACCCGTACCCGAAAGTGGGTGGGACCATGCCGTGGATGCGGTCCGTTACGTTTGCCTGAATAAGCTACTACGCAGAACAGGAACCTATACTATCCAATGAAGATACGACTACCCGAAAGTTGGAGCGAGATAACCGTGGGCCAGTACAAAAAAATGTGGGCTGCATTCGAGAGGGAGAGCGAGGGCATTGCTGCCGTGCGTAGGTGCATGGAGGTGTTGAGCAATTTGAAAGAGGGAACCCTGTTGCAAGCGGACCACAACGACATCGAAAAGGCCACCACAAAAATTGCATGGTTGCTCAACGAACCCGATCCCTTTGCTTTGAAAATGGAACTTAAACAGAGGGTCACCATTGAAGGTCGGACGTATGCGTTCATACCCGACTGGACCAAATTAACCGTGGCAGAGTTTGCAGACATGGAGACGTACTGCAACAAAGGATTATTTGACCACCTGGAAAAAATCATGGCGGTAATGTACCGACCAATAGCAGCCGAGGAATTTGATATGTACGACCTCGAACCATACACAGCCAGCAAGCAAAGGCAGGCGTTGATGTTGCAGTGCCCCATGGATGTATGCGTTTCGGCAGTGGTTTTTTTTTGCAACATTCAAAAGGCATTAGCTACCACTACGCAAGCCTATTCAAAGAACCAGGGGACGGAGAAAACGATAAGGCCCAAACGGTGGCGAAGAAATGGGGGTGGTATCAAATCATTCATAGGTTGGCTGATGGGGACATCACGAAAATGGAACAGGTAGAATCCATATATATAGACGTAGCCCTGACATTCCTTGCGTACGAAAAGGACGTTGAGATGCAGGACAAAATAAAAATCTGATGTACACAATAGTCGACATTAACAAGACCTTCGAATCCATAGCGGAGGAACACGAACAACTGAAAAGTTTTCACACGACAGGACTGGACGAGTTGGACGTGGACAAACTGGACGTGAATAAATACCCATTGCTGTATGCGCAGGTCACGGATGCAGAGTTGGCAGACGGGTACACAGTGCTAACCTATGAGGTATTGGTTGGGGATTTGGTCATCGAGAAACAGCACCCAAACCTGACCGAGGTATACAGCGAAACGTTCCTAATTATGCAGGACGTAGCCGCCCAATTTTGGTTTAACGTATCGACAGCAGGGGACCAGGTAGACAGCAATTTGTCCTTTCAGTTGCCGATCACGTGCCAACCATTCACGGCACGGTTCAACAACCTGTTAACGGGGTGGTCCTGTACGTTCGAGGTGCGGCTGCCCAACGCGCTAAACCTTTGTCATGCCCCTTACTGAACCGCTAACAATTAAGATTCGGTTGGAGGGTGAGACGCTGCCGTTGAAGTTTAAACGCCTGGCTGCCGTGCTGCCCAATTTGGGCAAGGTGGTTCTTAAGGATGCACGCAAGATTCTCAAACAGCAGGACAAGGTGGTGAGCGGGGACCTATACAACAGCCTGAGGTACAACATAACCACGGGCAAAGAGACCATGCAACTAACCTTCGACGCGGGCGTACCTTATTGGGACTTCGTTAACCAGGGGGTGCGGGGTGTGAAATCAGCAGCGAAGGCACCGAACAGCCCGTACCAATTCGGCACAGGCAGTTACACAGGCACCCAAACGTTACGCGGCGGCATCGACAAATGGGTAATCCGTAAACCCGTGGCAGGCGTACGCGACCCCAAGACGGGCCGATTCATTCCGCGTAAACAGTTGGTCCGTTGGATTTCCAGCATCGTATGGAACACGGGTATAGCACCTTCAAACTATTACACGCTGGCCATTGACAATGGGTGGAAGAGGTACAAGAAACGAATAGGGGTGGCAATTGGAATGGACGTAAACGATTGGGTGTCTGAGAACTTATCGGGCACCTTCACAATAGACATAACATTGTAATGGCATACACAGTCAACCAAAGTACAACAGGGGTTCAGGGAGTAGGGGACCAGTTGATATACGTGGTCCAGGATACGACCAACGTAACCGAACCAAAGTACCGTTACGTGTGCCAGGTTACGATTGACGGCACGGCGGTTATCAAACTTAAGCAGTTGCCCAACAACAATAATGCAGCCGTGTTCGATGTGCAGAGCATAGCCCAGGCATACGTAAAGCAGGACGAGAACCCGTACCAATTGGGGTTCCTTAACCTGGACCAACAGTTGTCCCTGAATACTATCTATGGACGCAACACGAACGCGTTAAAGACGGTGACCCTGAGGTTTGGGTACGAGTACGCAGCCACTGTAAACGACCCACCCACGGAGACCTTGCTGCCCGCCACGGATACGGATGTGGTGGTGGTCAATGGCTACTTTGCTGAGGCTACCGACAGCCTGCCGTTACCCAGTTCAGCAGCCCAGGATTACCGCATCGACGGCAACGGCCTGTTTCTATCTGACAGCACACCGATTGCTGCCGATTACGTGTACCCAATAGCAGACCGCGACAGCATACGCAGCTATGCAGCGTTGGCCTTTTTGAACGGTGACGACGTAGGCAGCACGGGATCGGACTACTTGCACATAACCTACTACAATGGCAGCACGCAATTGTCGACAGGGTTCTTTCAAAACACCTCAACCAATGGGGGTTGGCCACCTGCTACGGGAGGCACGGATGAACAGAGCCTGTTGTACGTAGGTATCGGACCTGCAAACCTGCAATTGCAAAGCATTAACAGCGCGTTGAGACCGTCAGCAAACAGCGCGTATACCCACTATTACGTGCAGTTGGCCAGCGGTTCTACCTTGTCAGGCAATGAGACCAGCAAGCGGTACAAGTTTGAACGCATACCCTGCAACAAATTTTGGAAGACAGGCAGCGCATACACCTTGCATTGGTGGAACAGCAAGGGAGGGGTAGACAGTTTGCCATGTGCAGGGATGCACGAACAGTCGCAAAGCGTCGACCGCAAAAGTTACCGTACCAGCGGAGGTAATAGTTTTGGTGCGAACGGGACCAGCACGCCATACAGCAAACATAGTTTTGAGGGAGGCAAACGTGGCACCCAGGCACGCACAACAACAACCTTGAAACTATCCATTCAGGGTGGTTCTGATTTGTACACGCCGTTCATTCGATCGCTCATGAATAGCGAGAGGGTGTACCTTTCGGGTAACAGCAAATTTGGATTTAACACGGACCGCAATTCTACGGGGGTGGTCCAGGTATACGTCACGGATGCACAAAAGGAATACCTGCAATCGGTCAACCAGCAGGTAGAAAGTTACACCGTGACCGTTGAACTGAGCCGACGCATTCCGAACCCATGATACAGTTAGTCGCAACCATTCAGGGAGGTACCCAGCAATTCGAGTTGGACACCACAGCCAGCCCAATCGAATTGAACTTTCAGTATTGGGACATCGAGAACCCGATGCAGTCGAGGTCGCCGTATACGTACAACTTCACGCTGCCGTACACGAAAACCAACGACGCGTTCTTTTCGTTCTACTTCAACGCGAACACATCAGACGGTACGTTTAAGGCCACGAACAAAACCGATGCGGCACTGTACGTTGACGGTCAGTTAGTTATGCAGGGAATCCTACAACTGCATGGGTGCGGCGAAAAGGAACAGGGGTATAGCGTCACAATCCTGGAACAGATAGCTAAGGTATTCGACCTGATTAAAGGCATGACCTGGGACCAGTTGTTTACCACGGATGCGGGCACGGTCGATACAGACCTGGACCACGCGTTAACATGGGACAACGTGACTGACAGTTGGACCACCACGAATGACATTACAACAGGATCCGTTGGTGCGGGTACAATCGTGTACCCATTAGCCGATGGGGGGCAAGGTACTGCGATGAATGCACAGCAGGCAGGCACGGGGTCGGGGTTCTTCTACAACCATTCCATAGGTAATGGCGGCAATGTGACTACGTACGGCATGAACGACCAGTATCTGAGCGTGGCGAACCTTAAGCCTGCCATACGTATCGCCTACCTCATAGAGTATATTTTCAAACGTGTGGGGTACACCATTGAAAGTACGTTCGTCAACAGCGCGGACTTTCAGAACATCTATATGTTCCTGGCGTTGCATACACTGCGTGCCACGAACCGTCCTACGTATGGGTTCAGCGTAGGCATACAGGGCGATATGCAACTGCCCACAGCAGGGGCCAGCGTGTTCTTTCCTTTGTCGTTCACGAATGAAACCACGCCGTTCTATGACCCCGATGCGTTGATTACGGGCGGCAACTTTACCGCGCCATACGACGGGGTGTTTACGTTCAACGTCAACGTAGTATGCAGCACCTCGACAGGCAACGTGTTGCAAGGGTATGCCTTCTACACGCGCATAACGGTGGGCGGGCAGACGGTTGTTTCTGACCAGTACCAAACCGTGAACTACCAAACCACGGCAGTTGTAAACCATACGTACATACTGAGTTTGGATGCAGGCGATACGGTCAACGTTTACGTGGCGCATTCCAGCACGACGGTACCCGTTACCGTAGAGCAGGTAGGCGCACAATCGGCGACGTTCTTTACCCTGAGCCAAATCAACAGTGCGGGTGGCCTGATTGACGTATCAGCCAACTTTCCAAACGTCACGGTGGACAAGTGGTTGAAGGCAATAGTCGAAAGGTTTAACCTCATCTTTGTTAGCACACCCGACCAGCCAACCGTTATCCAGGTGGAACCGTGGTCGGATTGGTGGGCCAGCGGCACAGCGCAAAAGGATTGGACCGAGGTTGTAGACCAGGACAGCATAGAGATAACGCCAACCACGAAGTACCAAAAGAAACTGTACACGTTCACGGATGCGGAGGGGCCGAACTTTAACAATGAATGGTGGCAGTACCATTACGGGTACGTCAAGGGGCAATACCAATTCATAAACGAAAACGATTTCGTCACCAATACTGCGACGACAGAAAAAGTATTTCAGCCATACCGCAACCGTTCAGTGTACACGAACATAGCCAACAACGGTTCAAGCGTGGTGCCCAACGTGTTGCTGCCTGCCTTTTGGAAGTGGCACGACGGATCGGATGGAAGCATATATTTGAAAGAGTACGTACCCAACAAACCCGTGTTGGCATACTACAACGGTTTGCAGGACATAGGCAACAGCGGGCAATTTGAATTTGGCGGTACGTCATACACGCAGTACCCCTATTTCTCAGAGTACAACGACGTTGGTGTAGACCTGGACACAAAGTGTTTACGATGGGGGTACGACTACCCTGACAATTTCCTATCACCTTTTGTCAGTGGTGGGACGACGGCAGGGGTCACCTTGAACTACGCATGGCGTACCTATTGGTCGCAGATGTTCGGTGAGATATACAGCCCTGACAGTAGGGTGATGAAATGCAAGGTCAACCTTTCATATACGGACCTGTACAACCTGCGATTCAATGATACGCTGTACCTGGACGGGTGTTATTGGAGGGTGTTGTCGATTAACAATTTCAGCCTGACAAGTAACGACCTGGCCAACGCGGTATTAGTCAAGGTCCTGGACCGTCCCGTAGGTAGAGCGAGTGAGCAATGCGATGCGCGACCAACCAGTGTAAACGTAGACGGCACTGTTAACTTCGTAGGTCCTGACAATCAGCCAGTTAGCGCGACTGAGACGTGTTGCACATTGAACGGTTTTACCTGGGACAACACAGCCAGCGTATGCAGGGCACGCGATGCGTCGGGCGGTGGGGGCCATGGTGG